TGGAAATTAAGTGATTATTTTTCTTTTGCTCGAACTAGTTCTATAGTTGATGACTTGTTGGTTGTTGAGAAATTTATTAAGGACAATATAGATAATGATGAACTTGTTAAATCTACAGTCAATGCTATTGGAGAGGAAGTTAATCGTAAACCAAATTTGGCAGATAAATGTTCTAAGTTTTTGCAAGATTTAATTATGAAAATTAAGCCTATTGCGTTGGCATTTGACAGCGTGCACGATATTAAATTAGGGGTAGACGTTTTGAAAGAAGAATTTGAAGTTGAACTCAAAGATGCAATTCCTTATGATCTTCTGTCTGATGAGTATGGTAACCACATGACTGATGTTAGAGATGACCATGCAAGGCGAGGTGACATGATACATAGAGATCCATTGTTGAGACACTTCTCCATTAAGAGGATTGATAGAACAAAAATTATACCACAACAAGTTGATTATGATGGTATAATATCTGCTGAGTTATTGTTTCAGTTGCTTGCGCCTTCTGTTGTTAGTATAGGTGCATCTGAGGAAGTTGTTTTATCAAAAATGCAACATTTGGCTGGTAATATTCATACAATTAATCTACCAAAATTTGCCATAATTAAATATGGAACCAATATCGTAGAAGATACCTTATTAGTAGCTAGAGCTATTTTTAAAACCCGGCGCCGCGTTAGCACTGCGCTGGGTTTTCCCGTGTCTCCACAATAAGTGAAACGCGGTGTGTTGTATATGGATATAGGGCGTCCGAGCAAGACTTACCTGTATTTGGGGCAATTAAAGATAATGTCATTATTAAATCTAATGAGCTTATCCCCCATCAACCAAACCTTAGACCGCCAGTTAAGGTGTCCTTAGGTTGCCATATACTTGGCGTTTCGATGCCACATGTCGATCACACAGACATGCACACTGTTATTGCTGGAGTAAAGAAGCGATTTGCCTGTAAACCGCCTGATCCAGAACAGGAAATACTTCTTCGTTTAAAGACTTTTGTTTACCTATGGTGTTGCACTAATTTAACACCATTATCACCCACAACTGATTTGTCTGTTGAAAATTGGTTGGAGAAAACGACTTATTCTCGCACTCGTAAGAATGAATTATTGCGTAAATGGGCAGAGTGTGGTGGTGTGCTTAAGAAAAAGCATTATAATGTTAAATCATTCGTTAAGGATGAATCCTATCCTGAATATAAACATGCTCGCTGGATAAACTCTCGAACTGATGAATTTAAATGTGCTGTTGGTCCAACTTTTAAAGCAATAGAAAAAGAGGTTTTTGAATCAACATTTTTCATAAAGAAAATACCAGTCAAAGACAGGGCTAGGTATATACACTCGAATGTGTATCGGCTGGGTGCTAAGTACATTTGTACCGATTACACTGCTTTTGAATCTCATTTTACCGCCGAATTATTTGAATCTTGTGAGTTCGTTTTATATGATTACATGACTATGCATCTTCCAAATAGAGATCAATTTTATTATTATATGCGTCATGTCATTGCAGGCATGAATAAATGCATTTCAAAATTAGTTACAGTTACACTTCCTGCTACTAGAATGTCTGGAGAAATGTGCACTTCATTGGGTAATGGATTTTCTAATTTAATGTTCATGTTATTTTTATGTAAGGAGAAAGGATGCACCAACGTTGCAGGTGTCATTGAAGGAGATGATGGGCTTTTTGTTATGGATGGACCACACCCAACATCTGCTGATTTTTTGAGATTAGGGTTAACTATTAAAATGCAAGTCTTTGATGATCTTGCTAAAGCCTCCTTTTGTGGTTTGGTTTTTAGTACGGAAGATTTAATTAATATAGCTGATCCCATTAAGATATTGGCTCAGACTGGTTTTACATCACAACAATATGTTTTCTCAAAATCTAAAGTCCTTCGTGGACTCCTTAAGGCAAAGGCCTTTTCATTGCTATACCAATACCCTGGATGCCCCATAATTTCATCATTTGCAAAATATTTATTACGGGTATTGGCTAATGATTATGTTTATTTTAGAAAATCCTCTATTGGTGATTATGCTGACATTTTCCAGCGTGAGGCATTTACTTTTTACCAAACTCATGCAGATGTATTGAATGTTGAAACTGGAATGGCAACTAGAATGTTGATGGAACAGACTTTTGGAGTTAGCATTGCTCAACAAATGCATCTTGAAAATTATTTTGATAATTTATTGACAATTCAAGTATTAAGCGATGCTACATTATTATCACTAATACCATTGGTTTGGATATCCTATGCCAATGAATATCTAAGGGATGCTCCCTTGGATCCTTATTTGATCTCCCATTATTTTGACTAACAACCTTGGCTTATCCATGTTTCCTTGTGTGAAAGGAATTGCTCCATGGACATGCCATTG